GTAGCTTCTATTGGATCAGGGTCATTTAAATATTCCCATCTTCCTTCATTCACAACTGCACCGTTTGGATATGTTGGAATAATTAAATTACGATCTGCTGTTTTCCATTTTCCTCCACCACCATCACTATAAATGTCTGGAAATTTATCACAAGGCTCTCCGTATGGAAACAATCCCATTGTCTTACCTGCTTCAATGGGAGCCCACCCACAATAACGCGTTACTGCCTCATATGCTTTTACAATACCAGCAGAATCATCCAGACAAAGTTCAAAAGTACCTTTTTCATTTTCTCTTGTAGCATCAAATTCAGGTTGTATAGTACCATTCCAAGGACCTCTACCACCTAAATGTTTATAAAGTGTTTTAAAATTTGCAGGATAAGAACAATCAATAATTGATTCAAGTTCCCACGTCATCTCTTGCTCGCCATTTATTTCCATAGGAATATATGTGCCAGCACCATCTACAACTAATGCAACTGCAGATTCAAAACCAGAACGATAAAAGGCACAAGCAGCATGCATTTTATGATGCCATCTATCCATATGCCAGACTTGTTTATTCATATCGTCTATAAGACGTAACTTTCTTGCAAGTCCACTATATACATCACCACCACTAAATTCAACACGACTTTCATCTGGTTGTGTATGTGCTATAATTAAATAATCTAGTTTATCAGTATACTCTAAAATTTTAACCATACAAGCATAAGGACCACCATCATATTTTAATCTACTTAATCTTTCCTCTTCTATAGCAAAAACTATTTCACCATCTTTTAATAAACATATACTAGAATTATGGCCTCTTGAAATACCAGCAATCCATTGACTCATCCCTGTTCCTCCATTAACTTCAAACCTTCTGGTATTTTAACAGGAGACGCTTTAGTGTAATTGCTGGAATCATCATGGTTACATTTATTCGTATGCACATGCTTCTCTACAGTACCTTCAAATTTCTTACCTTTACCCATTCGCTTCTTTACTGAATCAACAACAAGCTGTATTTCTTTTTCGTCCATAACAATACAATCATTATTAGCACGATCCCTTTCATCATCCATAGTAAGACGAATAGGTGAGTATACGCGCTTATCTTTACCAACATCTATAATATCAAAATCTTTATCATCTGGATAAGAAATATTTATTGGATAAGTTGACCCAATAACAACTGTTGCAGTTTTGTTAAGTGCCTTAACAATATGTTGTCCTACAGAATCACATCCTAAAAAATGATCTGCATTGTGTATCATTGCAGCCCACAATCTTAAATTAGATTCTTTAGGTACAGCAATTGGATGGTCTTCATTCTCTGATATATCTATTGGTACTTGTGACATCACCAAAATCCCATACTCGGTTCTTAATTTTTCCATAATAGAAACAACATTTGACGATTCTATAGATCGTGAAGTTGCATCATATACAGCAGGACCCACCTGATTAACAGATCGACCAAAAGGTTGGATAACTAAAATTTTATCTTTTTTAGTTCCAGATTTAATTTCTTGGATTGTTTGAAACCCTTTAACTAATTCTTCTTTACTAAGATGAATTAGAGGGTCAGGGAGGACACGAGGTTCATCTAATTCATTAATAAGAATATCAAAACCTTGTGCTAAACTACATTTTTGATTGAAGTATTCGTTAACTCGGTATGGTTCGGGAGAAAAGACATCTTTATCTTTTAGATGACTTTCAAAAAGATTTTTATGCCAAACTTCAAACGCATGTTTATGTAAGGTAGGATGACCACGATAAAAATCCATTCCACTTTCACATACTATAACAAAATCTTTATCACCTGAATCTTCTGCGTATCTCTCTAATGCGGGAATAGAACAAAGAACACGACCTGCTCCACCATTAATAAAAAAAGCTTTTGAACGACCACTCATAATTTTTCACCTCAAGAAAACTATTAATAATAATTACATAACTATTTATACGACCTTATGGAGCGTTTTCATCAACTCCAGCAATCGGCCACATTTGTTCTATTGCTTTTTTATCTTCAGCAGTTCTATCTGCAATCTTTACATAATGATCTATAAGGGGTTTAGGTTGTTCTGATGCTTCAAACTCAGCTTCTGTTTTCTGTTTATCTGGGTCTTTTGGCCACTCAATCAACTCATTGGGAGATTCTTTCCAATCTTCTGGCAAATCTCTTAATTTTTTACGATAATCAGTCCAATCTTTTTTAATATCATCAGGTATATCGTTAGCTGCTACTCTATGATCGGAAGCTACTAACAACATATTTCTTTTATGTCGTATCTTGTCATCACTAAGGTTTACCATGTTAGGAGTATTATCGTGATATTGTAAATTCTTAAACTGTTTTGTTTCAGGATCATACACATTTTCCTGCATAGCATTCCTATCAAAAACGTGACTTGGATAAGTTGGATCTGAAACCCAACCATTAGGTACATCCACAGGCCCATTTTTTATTTCATAGCGTTTCAGATTACCAAATGGATGATAGGTTTCTGTAGAAGGTCCAAGCATTCCCGCTATAAGACATTCCTTATCACCTGCTTTAGCATCCAATTCAACTTGATAGCAATGTCCGGGTAATGGACGTTTAGTCATATTATCAGCATCCCATGCTTCTTCAAGATGATTACCATCTTTAGTTAACCATAAAAGTAATTTTTCTGGACCATCATATTGTATGGTACTAGTTTTTCCCAATACATCAGACTGACCATAGCGTTCATCCGGTATTCTATATGTAAGTAATGTTTTATATATTGCCATTATTATTCATCCTTTTTATTGATATGTTACTTTGACTAATCCACCTGCTCCCCAATGACCCCAACAAGCACTTGATGTTGCATGTCCTACTCCAACTCCGCCTCCACCTGGAAACATTGAATGTGAAGAACAACAACTATAAGAATCAGTACACCAACTAGAACCTTGACCAGTATAACTAACTGCAAATGGGCCTGTGGGTCCGCCAGCTGTTGAAAAAACATGAGAACAACAATCGTAACCATGATATGAGTGTCCTGTAGTTCCCGTATATCCCATACTTTTAGGTGTTGGTGTTTCTGGTATACCACAAAAACCGGGATTAGTTGCGTTTGTTATCCATGTAGCATTATAAGTACCTTTATTACATTGAGTAGCCATTCCACAATTATAACAACTAGACATCATATCCCAACTGTTTGATCCACCACGACCACCTACTGCACAAAAGTTTGTTAAACCATCTCCCGTAACATATGATGTACAACCATCTCTACAAGCTGAACAACAATGACAACAACATGAACAATTTGAAGTTCCTGCTGCACACAAAGTATATTGTGAAGAACCTGCTGTAAATTCACTATCTTCAGCAAAAAGTTGTATCATTGCATAATTACCACCTTGACCACCCATAGGAACATCATGGTCACCACCAGATGAACCACCCGGTCCACCACCACTTAGAATTTCAAACTTAACCATTTGAACACCAGATGGTACTGTCCATTGTAAACAACAACCACCATTTGTAACCGTCCAATGTTCTCTATTAAAAATAGTAAATTCTTTTGACACTGGTGTGGCCGCGGCCGCAACACCCATGAGTGTTTTAAAACTGACTACCGCCATGATTTTTCTCCTTTAATATATTGACTCATTGATATGATACTTTAATTAATCCAGAATTGCCCCAAACAGCTACACAACCCGTACTAGTATTTCTTGTTTGGCCACCACCACCTCCACCTGGAAATGAACTATGTGACATACAACAGGAGATTCCTCCATGACAAGAAGCATTCGTCATACCATCTACACCTCCACTAGAGAATGGTCCTCGTGGTGAACCAGCATATGACCATGTGCTTTGACAACAATCATAATCTTTATACCACCCACCCGGTGAACCACTGAAGCCGTAATCTGCTCCCCAGTATTGATCTGAAGAACATTGATAACCAACCCAACCAGCATTGTAATTACCAGTAGAACATTGTGCACTATTAATAATACAATTATAACAATTAGAATATACATCCCAATTTGTAGTTCCGCCCATTCCTCCTTGAGCACAAAAATTATTTAATCCATCTCCTGTTATATATGAAGTACAACCATGTCTACAGGGAAAATTACAAGCACAACAACATGAACATTGTGAAGATCCTGCTGCACATAATAGATAAACAGATTCACTTCCTGCCGTTGAACAAAAATCTGGTGCCATTGTCATGGATGTTATTACACCACCTGATATAGTTGTGTCTACTCTTCCACTTTGGCCATGTTGAAACGAATTAGTATTTCCATTTGTAACACCATGATTCGTACTACCACGAAAACAAACACATGGTGTTTCTGTATAACCAGTTCCACCATTCGTAATAGTAAAATCTGTTAATTTTCCATTTTCAACAGCTACTGTAGCCGCAAAACTTGAACCACCACTTTGGCCAGCTGAAACAATAACATCTGGAGGTTGTACCCATCCTCCACCGCCAGCTGTAGTGCTGAGAGTTTTAACTGCATAAGCCCCACCTTGACCTCCTATCCCTCCATCATGGTCTCCACCTGATGAGCCACCGGGACCTCCACCACCTACTAATTCAAATTTAATATTTCTTGTACCAGTAGGTACTGTCCATTCTAAACAACAACCACCATTCGTAACTGTCCACCAACAATCATTGAAAATATGAAATGTTTTTTCAGATGAAGGTGGTAGAGGTGGTGCTGGTGGTGCTTGCCACGCTAATAATGAAGTTAAGTCTACCATAAATTTATCCTACGTTTGAAATATTTTCTATTTGTTTAAGTGCATCTGCATCAGCATCTGATCTATCTTTAATCCAAACAACATCATCTTTATCTGTTTTTGTACAATATCGACCTTCTATAGTTCCGGGTTCTCTTGGAAAAACAATAAATTCATTTGGTACGTCTTTCCAATCTTCAGGTAAATCTCTTAATTTCTTCCGCCAATCTAACCACTCTTGTTTCATAGCCGCTGGCATATCCTCATTAAACATATTATCTGAACCACTTAAATGTCCATTTCTAATTGCTCTAACACTATCATCAGTGCGATCTTCAGTTGTCCCAGTTCTATATTTTAAAGGTTTCCATTTACCAGTAGCAGGATCATATGCATCTATTGCTATATCCTGTTTAGCATAAACTTCCATAATATGTGAAGGATCAGGTATAATTTTATTTTCTTGATCGGCAGGTCCACATTCAACTTCATAAAGTTTAGGTTTCTTAAAACAAAGTCCATCTATAGGACCCTCTGCCAAACCATCCCCTTCGTCGGTGCCCTTCCCCTCATGGTTCTCATGTCCACCCTTGTCTGCTATCATTCCAGCACGTATTGCCATTTCATCACTTTCAGTAACATCCATTTCAACTTGATAACAATCAAGTGGCATAGGGCGTTCTGTCATATCGTCAGCATCCCAAACATGCATAATATCATTTTTACCGTAATCTTCACCTTCTGTCTTATCTGTTTTAGACAACCATAAAATTAATTTACTAGGCCCATGGTATACATCTGTTGATGTTTTACCTTCTGAGTCATCCATGCTATGGCGTTGATTAGGAACTTTATATGTTATGGTTTTAGTAATCCAAGCCATTTATTTTACTCCTTTAACAAATTGTTTTAACATTAGCTTATCCTCATCAGTTCTATCTGCAATTTTTATATATGGTTGATCTACATCTTCAAATAAAGCATCAGGTTTATCATCATTTGGTGCTTTTGGTTCTCTAATTAAATCTACAGGTACATCTGCCCAATCTGCTGGTAAATCTCTTAATTTTTTACGATAGTCTAACCATTTTTGATTTAAATCGGTTGGCATATCGGTATTTATAGAATTGTCTGACATCTCTAAAGACTTATTACGTTTCTGTCTTACTAAATCCCATGTCCACGAATCAAATCCCTCATCAGCTCGATTATCAGTATAATTTTTAAAATGGTTAATATATTGTAAAGGTAACCATTTTTCACCATCCCAATCATCTACAGGGATACGATAAACCTCACGAACATCTGTTGGATCAACAACTCGACTATTTGGTTCAGTATCAGGACCGACAGCAACTTCATAAAGTTTTGTTATTGGAATACCACCCCACAACAACATCATTCGTAATATATTTTCAGTTGTATCAGAATTAAGTATCATTCTATATAAGTCTAATGCAAGTGGTCGATCTGGTTCCTCATCGGGATGGTAACTATCAACAACTTTATGAGTTTCTTTGTCCATATATAATACTAATTCAGTAGGACCCGTATAAGTCATTTTAGATGTCTTACCTTCAGAATCATCCATTCCAAATCTTTCATTTGGAATCTTATATGTAACTTCTTTTACTATTTCTGGAAAAGCCATTATATCTCCATTATGAGTAAGTTACTTTTACTAGTCCTGCTGCTCCAAAACCACCATAATAGGCAACATCATCATCCATCATAGCATAACCACCACCACCTGGAAAATGTGAATGACCAGAGCAACAAGTTATAGAACAAGTACATTTATCACCTGATTGTCCTGAGTATGTAGTAATCGGTCCTGTTGGTACTCCCGGTGATGAACCATGACCACTATTACAACTATATTCAGTACTTACCCAACCTGTGGTTCCCGAAAAGAATAAGTCATAACCAAAACCACAATTACACATAGAACGATTCCATCCTGCGTTATACCTCGATTCGCAACATTGTCCGGGTTGGAAACAATTATAACAACTACAGGAAGTATCACAAAAGTGAGTTCCTTGTGTTCCACCTAATACACAAAAATTTACATTATCTGTTTGATACTCACCTGTTGTTGTTCCTAATCCCGGTCCATTTACATATGATGGACAGCCATGCCTGTTACAAGGAAAGCTCTGACATTGTAGACAACACGAACATGGTGAAGTACCTGCAGCACATAAAGTATAAGTTGCAGTTCCAGTATCTATGTTTGGAGATAATACACAAGTTCCAGTTTCGTTAACACAAGGTCTACATGACCCATTAGTATTACAACAATTACCACAAGTAAAACCACTACTAGTAGCACCTGTTCTTGTTTCATAATTACTTCCACCCTGAATACATTCTCCAGAAGCAAATATTTGTTTCATAGCATAGTTACCACCTGATCCACCAGGACCCCAATCACCAGGTCCTCCAGGACAACCGGGACCACCACCACCTAAAATTTCAAATTTAATATAAGATGTGTCTTTAGGTACTGTCCATTCATAACAACAACCACCATTGTCAGGTAGCCAATGCAGATTGCTGAAAATCCAAAATTCTTTTTGAGCCTGCCCCCCCGATGGATGTACTGATGCAAGTAATGTGCTTAAATCAACCATTTTTATCTCCGATTATAAATTTATCCAGTTATTATCCAACCATTGGTTGCATTATGATAAATTAGCATTTTAGAAACATCACTAATATTCATAGTAACGTCTGCTGATTGTCTATGTATGTTTTTTCCATTACCGGCAAGTGTTAAGTTATTAGTAGCAAATGTTCCTTTAGCATCTACAATCCAAATTGTATCACCGGCAGTTGGTGCGGCAGGTAATGTCATTGTCCATGCTGCTGCTGACGTATCACAAAAATATGCTTTTCCGTTAAGTGCATTAGTTGCAGTAGCAGCATCAGTCCATGCAGGATATGTATTACCAACAGTAAAAGTTTGACTGGAAGCACCATCTGATACTAATGCACCACCTTTAGCACCTTGTGGCATTGCACCAAGAGCATCAGTCACCCCTTTAGCCATATAAGCCCAATTTGCATCCGCCACACCTGCAACACTAGGAATATCACCAACAGTGGAAGATCCAACGGCAGTTATGCATACATATGTAGAAATTATATTACTATCCATATAGACAACTACATCTCTCTCAGTATAAGAAGTAAGGGCAGCCCATGTTCCTCTAAATACAAAATTTATCTTTCCTAGATCTATTTTAGCCATTGTTTAATTTCCTTTTTATATTATTCAAGTTATATGGTGATGATGAAATGACCATTTTCTATTGAAAATCCATAACCTGCAGATGCCCAAAATACATCAAGCATTGCATCGTATTCAGCCTTTGAAATCGCATCCGCACCTCCATCAGTATGTTGAACCTTAAGATTCGTCGACCATCCATATGAATGATCATCTTCCATTAGAAGACCATACATCTCGGTAAATGATTCACCAATATTACTGTTATGTATTTTTGTTAGTGCCATCCTTGTAATCTTCCTTTACTGTTATTTATAATATTTATAATCTTAATTATAAATATTTTCTTTCAAATATTCATTATGTGTTGGTAATTGATCTAAACTCACTTGGAATTTTTCTTTAAATCTCTTGTATTTATCTTTTTGTTCTGCTTGTTGTTCTTGTATCTGTTCTAACACCTCTGGTTCCCAATGCAGATAATCCATTGATGATAATGGTGAATATCCATTTCCTGTGGCTATATACATTAAACCAGCCATATCTGGACCAAACTCAAATGTTTTATTTAATCTTCTAACTAAGTCTGCACTTGTAGTTATTGGATAAGATACATCACCAATACCAAGAGGTCCAAAATCATAACTTATTTCTTCTGTAACATGCTTCCAATAGGGTGTATCATGTCTTGATGATAAAGAATAATGTTGAGAAACAAATTCTCTCATGTTTTCAACTTTTTCTCTCACGGAGTAATTCCATATATCTTTATCTATTTTATTTACCTGACCATCTTTACGGGTTAATGCTCTTAATAAAAATATAATATTTTCATGTGTTAACAATAAACCCGTAGACTCTAATGGTTCGATAAATCCACTTGCAAGTCCAACTCCTACTACATTATGTTTCCAAGATGTTTCATGTACTCCATGTCGCATATCAATGTGTTTAAATTCTGCATTATCAGCTCTTTCTTTATCACCAATAACCATGTTACCATTACCACCAGCTAAATGATGTCGAAATTGTTTCTCTGCTGATTCTGGTGTTTCAAATTTACTAGAATATACATACCCTGTTCCTATTCGATTGAACAACGGTATATTCCAAACCCAACCACTTTCAATTGCAGTACAGTTGGTAACACATTCCATTTCCTTATCAGGATCAATATATGGAAGTTTTGTTGCTATTGCTTTATCATTTATAAGACTATCACTAAAAGAAATAAATGGAACCTTTAATGTTTCACTTAATAATAAAGCTTTGAATCCAGTACAATCTACAAATAAATCTGCTTCTAGTTCACCACTCTCTTTAGTTGATAAGCTTTTTACTGACCCATCTTCATTCTGATTAACTTTAACTACGTCATCAGTAATATAATTTAATCCATTTGGTAAAGCAATTTTCTCTTTTAAATACTGACCAAATTTTGTTGCATCCATATGATATGCAGTAGCATTGTGAAAATCAAATGCTCTTACCGCACCATCCTCATTAGATGTCATTTTATTTTGGTCACTCATAGTAATGACAGGATGGTAATATTCTGCAAAACTATAATTATCTATCTTCGGATCCAACAGTTTCCAAAAGTACCAAGTTGCTATACTGCCCGCATCTGACATATCTCTTGCGCCAAATGGATACTGATAATTTTTTCCTTTACCTGCAAAATCTGTAAACTTGATTGATGTTTTATATGTCGCATTACAAGACGACATCCAATCTTCATCTTTAAGATCAAGTAACTTTAAAAAAACATTAAGATAAGTTAATGTTGATTCTCCAACCCCTACCGTATTTATATTTTTCGATTCAATAAGTGTAACATTCATATCAGGCAACACCTTCGTAAGAGCCGCCGCTGTCATCCATCCTGCACTACCACCACCAACAATACATATATTTCTAATCCTCATTCACATCACTCCTTCATATAAAAATAATATTAAGTCTTAATTAACCACCCATATGTTTCGTCTTTATAAACTAAACTTGCAAAAATACCATCTTGGTCAAGTGATATAGTATCAGTTAGCTTTTTTATTTTCTTTCCATTTCTCAAAAGGTGAATTGGATTGGTTCCACACTTATCACCAATATCCCAAATATTTATTACATCGTTTGCAATCGGAGAAGGAGGTAAAGTTATATTTAATTGATTTGGTTCCATGCGAATTAAAGTCAATGTATTGGAATCAGCAACATGAGCTTCAGTAGGTAATGAAAAAGTCGCTCCCGAATATCTTGCAACATTACTAATTCTTACATCATCAATATAACCAGTATACATACTAGTTGTCAATAAATCATATGTTGCACCAACCCACAATTCATTACGTTGATTATAATCAGTTGTATTAGCAACTGGAGTTTGTGCTTGTCTACCATCTATATATAGAGATAACGTCCCACTTTCTCTAACAGCAGCTACATGATGCCATTCATGTAAAGTAAAATTATGATCGGTATGACTAGTAATATCATCAGTCCCACCGTGCCCAAATTTCAAATTACCTCTGTGCGCGCTAACACTACCAGTTTTCATTCTCCAACAATTTCCGTTCCCCGGTGCTATTGCTGCAGTAGTAGTACCTACAATTGGCTGATCCTGTTGCTCAGTTTTATAAATCCAAGATTCTACAGTAAAATCTCCTGTACCAAAATTCCATTTGTCCGATGCAGCTTGTTTTATAAAATCTCCTCCTGCTCCAGTAGTGGTAACACCAGTGTCCACCGCCCCACCAAGTTTAAGAGAAGATAATCCAAACTTTGTTACATCATTATCAATTGCTGGAGCACCTTTTAAACCATTAGTTCCACCAGTACTATGGTCAATACCAGTAGTGAATGGCATTCGTGCATCATCTACATTAAGTATTAACAACGTATCTTCATCTGGTTTCCAAGGTTCTATTGGTGGTGTAAAATTTACTGTACTATCGTTTCCATTGGACTCTGTTCCCCCATACCTTGCAACTTTTGAAATACGAACATGATCTATATTACCTTTAAAAAAATTATTACTTGAATCATTACCAATTACAAGACCACCACCACTAGTTGTATAATCAGTATTATCAACTGCTATATTTCCAGAACCATCTATCGGAGTAACATATTGCACCTCCATTGTAAAGTCTGCGGCTCCACCACCACCTAAGTCAGCATCTGCAATTGTAATTATATCGTCAAGTCTATGTCCTCGACCGGGTGTTCTAACATATACATGCGTAACATCACCTGAACTGTTAACAACAATATCAAATGTTCCTACTGTTGGCAATATACCATCATTACTACCATTGCTGGGATCTCCAAGTGCTGTTCCATTACTTGTACCTGTTACATTAGTATATGTTCCTGCGGTTCTTAAAGCATCAGCTGCACTATATGTATCCATTTGGTAGTGACCGTATGCATCATCTTGTTTGGGGTGCTTTGCCATATTCCAGCTGGTATATGCATTAATACCATTTACCCACATTGTCATACCATTATTTTGATTTCTGGTAATAGCTACATGAGCCCATTCATTTTTCTTTATAAGACCATGCGTTTGCCCATTTTGGCCACGAACTAATTGATTAGTGCCTCCCGTTGCGGTAGATGCATGATAAGTCCCAACATTACTTTGCCACACAAGATGTCCTACATCTGGATCAGAAGCATCCATGTCCAATCTCATTTCCATACTATGACCTGCAAATCCAATAATACCTTTATTGTCAAACCTCTCTGGTCGTATCCACATTTCAATTGTAAAAGGATTAGTTCCAAAAGTCCAATCTGCATGGTCAAAACCATATTCTGCAAATTGAATATTTTGCGAAAGTGAATTATCAAAATACATTGACTTAGCACCTACTTTATAATTTACAGTATCAATCATTGTAGAAGGAGGATCATCATTTGTCAAAGAACCAGCATCCCACCAATGAACTGTATGTGCTTGAAAACTCTCATCTATAGCTGGTTCCGTAGTACCACTTGAATCTTGAAATGAATTTATATATGTATTACTACTTGTATCGACATAGTATGATTTATTAGACTCCACAGTACCATGTGTCGTTAGGGTTGGTTGCCATTTACCATACTGTAAACCCCATTGGTCGGGAGTAACACCCGGATTAAGACCTGTTAGTTTAGTAGCATCTAAAGAAAGTATTTTAGGATTGGTTATAGCATTATCAGGAATCTTTGTAGTAGTAACAGCATTGTCTTGAATATGTGTTGACAATATTGTATTGTTTGAAACAGTACCAACAGCATACTTTTCACCATGCTGTCTTACAATTATTTTTGTATCCATAGCAACACCCGGTACTTGGATATCACGACCACCATTAGAGGTGAGTAAACTAAATGCATCAAAGCTCTGAATTAAACCACCAACTGAAACTTCAAGAGTATGAAGATATGCTGGTGATTGGCTTAAAGTATAAATGTCCGTAATACCGTCGCACGTAAACGTGTCGATTATAGCATCACCTTGTGTCGGTTCGTAACCTAGATAGTAACTCATTTATTATTCCTTTGGATATTTATCTTTTACGGCTTTATTTATATCATAGAAAGCATCTACTTTTGTTAATGTACCATCATCCATAGCATGCCATAACATATCTAATTGATTTTCCACAGAAGGATATTCTACAACTCGTTTTCTTTGATATTCAGTAGCATCATAATCCGCTGTTAGTTTATCAAGTTCTATTTTAATTTTATCTTCATCAAGGGTGACTGTATTACCATCTTTATCAAATGCTGTAATGTCATCATCAATCGTTACAACATCAGTATGTGCAATTCTTATAGCCTGATCTCTCATTATGCTGCTACCTCCAAAACTGTAATAGTTGAAATACCTGTACCAGAACCATTTGATGCACCGGGTGATGCTGATCTATTAACATAAACAGTACAAGTCGAACCTGTAAATAAATGTGTTGCTGCGACTTGTACTTTATAAACTAATGTAGTACCAGAAGCAACAGCAGGAACATCAATCTCGTGAAACGGCACAGGATGTGTTGCATGTTGTGGATCACTTCTAGTAAGACCACCCATTGCACCCTGTTCATCATTTCCACTTGTAGTATCTGTTCCAACTGTCATTACAGTACCATCTCTTGTTAATCTCATATGCCAACCACCCCAACTATAGTTTGAAGTAGCACTACATGCGAGATGACCAAAAACAAATAATCTACTATTAACCGCTGTTGTCGTAATACTAATTTCCATATCAGTTACATCAACAAAGGTATCTGAAGAAGTGGAAAATGCATTTGCTTTTGTATAAGTTTTTACTTGTTTAACAACTAAATTTGATAATGGTACAGTCCCTGTAAGATTGGCAGCTGGTACATTAGTTAAAAGACCCGCATCCAATGCGGGTAATGCACCAACAAGATTACCAGAAGTTAAATTAGTTAAAGGACCACCATCCCCCGCATATGTAATACCTGAATTTATTGTCCCTGTAAGATTGGCTGCGTTAAGATTTGTTATAGCATTACCATTAATAGCAGCAGACGTTCCTGTAAGTTGGGCAGAGTCTAAAAGTGTTAGTCCACTACCATCACCAGTCAGTGCGGCTTGCACTCCTGTTAATAAGCTTCCATCAAGGGCAGGCAACTGGCCAGTAAGTCGATCACTATTTAATGTACCGACTCCGTTAACATTAGCTCCTGTTAAATTTGTTAATGCAGAACCATCACCTACAATAAGTGCTGCAACATTTGTTAATGCACTTCCATCAACCGCGGGTAATGTTGCTGGGAAACGCGCATCTGGAAGTGTGCCTTGACCAAGATTGCTTGCATTTAAATTAGTTAAAGGACCGCCATCACCAGCGTAAGTAATACCTGAATTTATTGTCCCTGTAAGATTGGCCGCGTTAAGATTTGTTATAGCATTACCATTAATAGCGGAAGATATTCCTGAAAGTTCTGAAGCAACTAAACCAGTAATTAAGGCACCACTGCCCTGCAAGGTAACAGTAGCTGGCATAGTTCCACTAAGATTAGCTGCGTTAAGATTTGTTAATGCTTGTGCATTACGTGCAGGTAGAATTGCAGGAAAAGCAGCATCGGGAATTGTTCCATTAATATTAGCTGCAGTAAGATTGGTAAATGCAGATGCATCACCGGCAGGTAGAGGTCCGGTCAATGCGGATGCGGTAATGTTTATTAAATTGCTTGCGTCTATTGCGGGTAGCTTTGCATTACTATCTAATTGCACCAACTGGTTAGCACCAGTTCCAACATCCTCCAGCATTGCAATATCTAATTTATCCAACGGCATTAGTTAATCTCCATAAGACTTAAAGCAACATCAATTGAATTATCCGAAGTTGAAGTTATTTTTAAAACATCAGTAGCTTCCATAATAATTTTTCCTGTCAATGCATTCAATGAAGCACCAGAAGGTACAGGTATCCCTTTACCTATATAAACATTATTTGCATTATTCCTCGGCGCTGCACTTGTGCTTTCCATTTCTATATCCATAGTAATAGTATTACCAAGAAGATTAGCTACTGAGATACCTAAAAGAACTGTTTTAGTTGTCGCAGTGAAAATGGTTTGAGCCGTACCTGCTGAGGTTGCAGCTCCTGACTTTGTAACTAATTTAAATACGTTTGCCATTTATTACTTCTCCTTTATTATCCCAGCGATCCAAATGCTAATGAATACGCAATAGCTTCATCAACGGTGGAGTTAGTTATATTTACTTCAGATGCATCAATCGCTACTTGCAAGTCTGCCATTGAAGGATTAGACATACTAGTTAATTCTTGACCAAGATAAATTATATAACAATTCTTACCTGTTGCTGGTGCTGTTATAAAATTAAAATTCGTCGTTCCAGTGGCTACAGTAAAATCAACACCCGGTTCTTGAATTTGACCATCCAATACAACTAATAAACTATTTTCATTAGACGAGAAATCCAAAGCCCAAGGACCTGTTTCAGAACCATCAAAGAGTGGAGTATTAACACCTGTACCGATGCTTTGCTTTGCAAATTCACCCCATTGTATTCCTCGACCAATATATGCCATTTAATTTTTCCTTTTAAATTATACCGTAGTATGAGTACCAATCAACCATCCGTTTGTACCGCCACTATAAACAAATTCTACATAAGCATCTTCCTCATCAAGATCCACATCTTGACTTGCCGTTCTCTGTATTTTTTCTCCATTACCTAACACACGACAAGCATTTGTATCAAAAGTTCCTGCCATATCTAAAAAAATAACTGTATCTCCATAATTAGGACTGACTGGTAATGTTGCTTGAACTACAGCACTAGTTGTATCAACCATATATGACTTTCCTACCTCTGCTGTAAAATGAGCACTTTTATTTTCCCAATCCTTCGCACCACCCGCTTTGGCCAGAGCAGCACCACCAACAGTTAATCCAGCAGCATCAACAACACTTAAACTATGACCTGTTGGTATTGTAATATTACCCTTTACATTAGTAAGTGCTATAGTATCAACAGTTAAAGTAGTAGACGCGGGTATTATAATAGTTGTAGTAGATTGACTTCTCAATTCATTAATATATAATCTTGAATTGAGTCCATCTAAATCTATCTGAGGCATTCGTTTATCTCCAATGTTTCTTTCTTATATTTATACAGTTTAATTAACTAATTTTTCTTCTATAGATAATAAATTTTGGACTATTTGTACCACTATTATATTGTTCAGGTTCTCTAAAAGCATTAGAGCCATCACCAATTCGTATTCCTGTCATTGGTTCTATATTGTTGCACCAACAATGGTGATGCGAAGTATAAACTTCTCCCATATTAACATTATGTTGACCACTAGTACCAAACATTGATTTATTATATGTTCTCGCAGGATCAATAAATGTAAACTCACCAAAATGAGCATCTCCTGCCTCAGCACCTGTAAATGTATTAGTATGTGATAAATTTATATAAGATGTAATTTCACGAATAGCTGTATGGGTTGTATTATATGCAAAATGAGTTGTTCCTAAATAACCAGACGTAAGTGCGGTAGGAGTTGCTCCTGTCATAATATTCATTTTAAGTTCCAAGTCACTGCCTTGTCGAATATCTCTCCATGTAAGCATATAATCATATCCTAGGTCAACATTATTCTGAAGCATATTAATATAACTTCCTGAAGATGAAGTGACTGTATGCGTTTCAACCCATTCCCATTGATTTTTAGCAGTTACTGCTGTAGTCCATTCTGGTACATTATTAGCACCCATAGTCAAGACTTGTCCCTGAGTACCCTTTGGTAACTTATTTAATGTGTTTGCATCACTAGCATAAAGTACATCTCCCTTAACCAACGTAATATCTAATTTTGTACCGTTAACCGAATTGTCAGCCAGCTTTGCAGTAGTAACAGCACTATCCTTTAGTTCAGTAGCAGTAATCGCATCTGCTGCGATATCACCTTCAACAATAGAATCTGTACCTAGATTAATCCAATTTACAGTAGCACCTGTTATTGTGCCATCTCCATCTATTACAACTGCCATCTCTTATCTCCTCGTTAAATAACAGTTTTATATGTTATGTCGTAAGCAATGAAATCATCCATAGTTGTTATATTATTAATTTCAATTTCTTTTGTATTATTTTCTGCTCTCAAATTAGCACGATAAGTTTTAATATTATC